GGTAAGGCAAACGTAACACCTGCCTCTCAAGTAGGAACTTCCGCTTTAGGCACAACCTCACAAATAGGTGAAGCAAGTGTTGTACCATCTGGTCAATCAACCACATCTGAATTAGGCACAACCTCACAAGTAGGAGAAGGAAATGTTGTTCCTTCTGGACAAGTTGGCACGGGAGATATAGCAGGTGTTGGGGTAAATGGTAGTGTTGTAGCGATTCTACCAAGCGTTTCGGCTAATGTTGGTTCTGTAAGTGTAAGTACAGATGCAGAAGCTAATGTCACTCCTGCAGGTCAAACTAGCACATCAGTAGTTGGCTCACTTTCTACTGTAGCTGCAGCAAACGTATTTGCAAGTACCGATACAGAAGCAGTAGGAGCTGCAAATTCTGCAGTAGGCTCAATAACAATAAACGGAATAGCTAATATAGATGTAGATGGTCAAACTGGCACATCAGCTTTAGGCACACCTTCAACAGCATGTGCAGCTGATGTTTCTGCTTCAGGACTAATCCTTCAAGCTACTTTGAATAACCCTAGTACAAGAACACAAAATGTAATTAGTGTTTCTAGTGTTTCCAGTACATCAGGACTAGGTTCTTTAACACTTATCG